GTTAGATTCAAGCCCAATCGGGTCAATCACACCGTCTACTGGTGTTTTTACCAATATTTCGACTACCACAGGCCAAATTACCACTACTCCTACGGCAAATACAGATATTGCCAATAAATACTATGTTGACCAGATTGCCCAAGGATTAAGCCCTAAACAAGCGGTCAAATGCGGCACAACTGCCAACATTACGCTGTCTGGATTGCAGACAATTGACGGTTATACGACCTTGGCTGGCGACCGCGTGTTGGTAAAAAATCAAGGCACAAGCTCAGAAAACGGCATTTACATTGCATCTAGCACCGCATGGACTCGATCCACGGACATGGATGTGTGGTCGGAAGTGCCAGGCGCATACACCGTCATTCTGAACGGCACAAACAACGCAAACACTGGTTGGGTTTGTACTGCCACAGACGCGGGAACAATTAACGTCACCGCCATGCCTTGGGTTCAATTCTCAGGCACAGGAACTTACTTTGCTGGCACAGGTTTAAATCTTGCATCTAACACATTTAGCATTGCTAACACTGGTGTAACTGCCGCATCAGTTGGATCTGCATCTAAAACCCTGACAGCTACCGTTAATGCACAAGGTCAATTGACTTCTTTGCTAGATACCAATATTGCAATTGCCGCAACACAAATCACATCTGGCACGATTGACACCGCAAGAATCTCAGGCTCATATACAGGCATTACTGGCGTTGGGACGCTAACCGCAGGCACATGGAACGCAAGCACAATTGGCGTGGCTTATGGCGGTACAGGCGCAACAACGCTGACAGGTTACGTTAAAGGAAGCGGAACAAGCGCATTTACAGCAGTGTCCACCATTCCTAACACTGACATTAGTGGTTTAGGCACAATGTCCACCCAAAATGCCAGTTCTGTGGCTATTACAGGTGGTTCTGCGGCGGTTTCTACATTAAAAACTCTTGGTCTGACAGGTTATTTGTATGGAAATGATACAAGTGCTGTAACCGCATCAACAACCATTCCAACATCCGCGCTTTCTGGCAATTTTGTTAGTACATTTTCAGCGGGTACGACAGGATTAACGCCAAACACCAACACCGCAGGCGCGGTTACTTTGGGCGGCACATTGGCTGTTGCAAATGGTGGCACTGGCGTAACTTCATCAAGTGGCGCTAATTCTGTTGTTTTGCGTGATGCAAATGCAAATATTACAGTTAATTGTTTATTTGAGGGATATTCAACAGTAGCGGCAAGTGGCACAACAATTGTGCTAACTGCGTCATCTGCCCAAAACTACCAAATAACTGGTTCTGGCGGTCAGGTCATTAGATTGCCCAATGCAACAACATTGCCTAATGGCGCATTGTTTACATTTAATAATAACCAAAGTTCTGGTGCGATTACTGTTCAAAACAATTCATCAACCACCGTTGCAACAATCAATTCTGGTGGATATGTCACTATTGTTTTATTGGACAACACTTTAGCGGCTGGGTCATGGGATCGTCATGATTCAACGCCAGCTAACGTGTCTTGGTCAACTAACACGCTAGATTATCCTGGCTCAATTACCAGCGCAACTTGGAACGGCTCAACCATTGCCATTAATCGAGGTGGCACAAACGGAACGGCAACACCAACCGCAGGCGCGGTGGCTTATGGAACTGGCACGGCTTACGCATTTACTACGGCAGGCACAATAGGTCAGGTACTTCAGTCTAACGGTTCTAGCGCACCAACTTGGGCAACCCCATCCGCTTCAATCACAATTACTGATGACACATCAACAATAACAGCTAGATACTTGCTATTTACAAGCGCCACAACAGGATCAATTTCTACTGAATATGTCAGTTCTACTAAATTACAGTATGTACCGTCCACAGGCGTTTTAACGTCTACTGGGTTTGCTGGCGATGGTACAGGTTTAACAGGCACAGCATCTGGCTTGTCAATTGGTGGCAATGCGGCTACGGCTACATCAGCAACTACGGCAACAAACATTGCTGGTGGTGCTAATTTACGAATTCCATATAACACAGCGGCAGGGACTACATCATTTATTGTTGCGCCAACAGTTACAAGCACTTATTTGCAATACAACGGCACTTCATTTGCTTGGGCATCGGCAGGATCGGCAATTACGATAACTGATGACACTACTACCAATTCAGCGCGTTATCCTTTGTTTGCTAATGCAACATCAGGAACAATTAGCACAGAATATGTATCATCCACAAAATATCAATACAACCCTAGCACTGGTGAATTAACAGCGCCAGAACATATTAGTAGCAATGGAATTATGGTTAATTCCACAACTGTTTCAGCTAATTACACAATTGCAACTGGTAATAATGGTTTTTCTGTTGGCCCATTAACCATTAATTCTGGTGTATCAGTTACAGTTTCATCTGGTCAAAGGCACGTCATCATATGAGTACGATTAGCGCATCAACCACAACCACAACCGCATTTAACGTATCTGCGGATACAACAGGAACGCTTGTTTTACAGACAGGTGCTACACCTACTACTGCAATGACAATTGATGCAAGTCAAAACGTCAATATTCCATTATTAAGTTTGACAGGCACATCTAACCAGATTTCTAGCGTGGCGGTATTATCTGACCCTGCCGCACCGTCTGCTGGTAACTTAAAAACATTTGCCAAAACTGTGGCTGGATATACAGCACCAGCATTTTTAAATGCGACTAATGCGGCGGTTCAATTACAGCCAGCATTTGCTAATAAACATATTGGTATGGTAATTCCTATAAATAGTACCAGTCCTAGTGTTATTGGTATAAATGCTTTTACTGGAACTACAACAATTCAAGCCACATCAGCAACTTCAATGTTTACAAGAGCAAATAGATTTATAACATCAAGCACTGCAACTGCTGGAACTCTTGCTAACTATTATCAGAATATCGCATCTTATACACTTGGTTCTGCCACAACTCCTGCTTATGGCGGTTTTTACTTTGTTCAAAGATTTGGAATTGCTGACACGGTTGCATCGCCAAGATCATTTTTTGGTTTATCAAGTGCAACAGGCGCACCAACAAACGTAGAACCATCTACATTAACAAACAGCATTGGCGTGGGTCAAGGCGCGGCTAATACAAATTTGTTTGTTTATTATGGTGGCTCTGCGGCTCAAACTCCTATTGATTTGGGGGCAAGTTTTCCAACAGGAACATCAAACACTGATTTGTACGAATTGACTTTGTTTGCACCTCCAACATCTGCAAACACAGTCTATTACCAAGTCGTTAGACTTAATACTGGTGATAAAGCATCTGGAACATTAACGGGAACAGCAGGAACGGTTCTACCATCCAATACAACATATTTAGCAATCAGAAATTGGCGAACCAATAACGCTACTGCCTCTGCGGTGACTATTGCCATTGCTGGTATATATATAGAAACGGATTACTGATGTACACAATAATTCTTGACCAAGGAACAGTAACAAGGGATGAAGATGGTAAGGTGGTTGCACCTTGCCAATCAGACCAAGACCCTGATTTTCGTGCTTACATTGATTGGGTAGAAGCAGGGAATCAGCCTACTATTCTTGAAACACAGGTGCAACCATGACAGTTGTTATAAACGGCACAAGTGGCATTACATTTCCTGATAGCAGTGTCCAATACAACAGTTATTATAATTTTAAAAATCGCTTAATCAATGGCGGTATGGCTTTGGATCAAAGAAATGCTGGTGCGGCACAAACCATCACAGCGGCGGCAGCATTGGCTTACACCGTGGATAGATGGTATGCCTATTGCACTGGTGCTAACGTAACAGGTCAGCAAATTGCTGGCGCTTATACATCATCGCAATATCGTTATCAATTTACTGGCGCAGCATCTGTTACTGCTATTGGATTTGGTCAACGCATTGAACAAAAAAACTGTTTTGATTTGGCTAATACAACAGCTACATTGTCTTGTTATATTTCTAATTCATTGTTGACAACAGTGACATGGACAGCATATTACGCAAACACAGCAGACACATTTGGTTCTTTAGCAAGCCCAACTGTTACACAAATTGCAACTGGCACGTTTACTGTAACTAGTACAAGAACTCAATATTCAGCTAATATTTCCATTCCAAGTGCGGCTACAACAGGAATACAAATTTTGTTTACTGTTGGCGCACAAACATCAGGCACATGGGTTATTGACACTGTACAACTAGAAAAAGGTGCAACAGCTACTAGCTTTGATTTCAGACCATATATAACTGAACTTCAGCTTTGCCAACGTTATTATGAAAAGTCTTATCCTCAAAGTGTTATAGCAAATGGCGCATCAGGGATTACAGATGGTGCAACTTTTATTGGTGTAGATACTGCTTCTGGTGTTGGCAATAATCCATTTAAAGTAGTTAAACGAGCATCTCCAACGGTTAATATTTATGCACCGCCTGGCGGTTCTGGCGCTGGAAGTGTTAGATTTAATAATGGTAGTTCAGTTGTTACTGGTTATGCCTCAACTGATATTTCTGAATATGGTTTTAATAGAATATCTAAAACTGGCGGGTTAACTGCTGCAAACTCATATTCAGCGCAATTTACAGCAGAAAGTGAACTCTAATCATGGGCTATAAATTAACAATTGACCCTAATGTTGTTCAAAGATCAGACGGTGCTTGCATTCCATTTGATCCTGCAAACAAAGACTATCAAGATTACCTAGCTTGGCTTGCAGAGGGTAATACACCAGAACCAGCAGAGGTAACAAATGGCTAATACGATTCTTGCAGACAATGGTGTATCAAGTGGAAGCGCAGGAATTAAAACAACTGCTGATAGCACTGGGGCATTAGCTTTACAAACAACCACGGCAGGCGGTGTTGCTACAACTGCTTTGACATTGGATACAACTCAAAATGCCACATTTGCAGGAACAACAAGAACATTGGGATATTTAGTAGCAAATTTACCAACAGCGGGAACAGCAGGCCGCAGGGCTTATGTAACTAATGCTTTAACACCAGTTGCGTTGTCAACTGTTGTGGGTGGTGGTACTGTAACAGTACCTGTTTTTGATAACGGAACAACTTGGATTGTGGGTTAATATGACAACATTCAATTGGAAAATCTTAGAAATATCCGCTGACGGTGAATTAATTACCCATGCAAAATATTTTGTAACTGCTGAGAATGACACAGGCGATAAGGTGGAAACCGAGGGAAACTGGTGGTTTAGCAACAAAATCGTTAATAAGCCATTTAATGAAGTGACTGAAGCGGATGTGGCATCTTGGATTGAAGATGAAACTACCAAAGATGGCATTAATATTATAAAATCCCGACTAGAGGAACAATTAGCGTCCCTGCAAGGGAATAGAGTTGTTGTTGCGCCTTGGTTACCCCAAATCTTCACACCGAATATTTAGGAACAAATATGGCTCAACCAATTGACATCATTAGCAGGGCACTAAAGGACATTGGCGCATTAGAAGCTGGTGAGACTCCAACCGCTGATGCTACGCAAGACGCATTTGATATGCTGAACGATATGCTCGATCAGTGGTCAAATGAAGACATGATGGTCTTTTATAAGACCGAAATTGTGTTTCCAATTACTGCGGGACAAACTCAATACACGATTGGGCCAGGCGGTCAAATTGGCGCAAACTTTGTCGGCAGCATTTCTGGCAACGTCTTAACAGTTACGGCTATCAACTCAGGCGCAATTGCTTTAGGGCAAACCCTAAGTGGTTCTGGTATTTCATCGGGTACAACCATTACAGGTTTTGCTACTGGTGCTGGAGGTAACGTTAATGAAGTCGGAACGTACACAGTCAACATCTCCCAAACCGTTGCGTCAACAACGATCAGCGCCTATTACCAACGACCCCTTGTTATCAGTTCTGCTTTTGTTCGTATCAATACTAATTCAAATGGCACTCCTATTGTTAATGGTGGTTTAGATTACCAAGTAGCAATATTGGCGGTAGAAGATTACGAAATGATCGGTTTGAAAACGCTGTCTGGTCCTTGGCCAAAAGCCTTGTATTACCAACCGACTGAAACATTAGGCAATATCTTTGTTTGGCCTAATCCTAGTCAGGGCGAAATGCACTTATTTGCGGACACGATTTTCCGTAGATACGACTCAATTTATGACACGATTGTTCTGCCACAGGCTTATGCAATGGCAGCTAGATGGTGTTTGGCTGAACGGTTGATGCCTATGTACGGCAAGAATAGTCAGGTGCAAATAGCGATGATTTCTGGCTTTGCGGCACAAGCCAAAGCTACGATCAAACGCACAAATATGCGTCCTGTTCAGACTTCTAGGTATCCTGATTCCCTGTTGGTTGGAAAAGCTAAAGACGCTGGTTGGATACTTTCGGGGGGTTTCGCTAGGTGACATTTTCCGCTATACTCAAGGTGTACTTTCAAGGAGAAAATCATGTACACCAAAGAGGAAGCAATCCAGCGTAAACGAGACAGAGACAATGCGGCATATAAAGCAAAAGTTGGGCGAGAGGTAAGGAATGCTGGTAGACCAGCAAACACGCCCGAAGTGTTATTGAGTAAGGTAGACAAGAAAGGTGAAAATGATTGCTGGAATTGGTTGGGATACAAAAATAAACAAGGATATGGTCGCACATGGATCAATGACCATGGCTACTATGCCCATCGTGTTATTTTTAATCTTGCTTTTCCAAACACAATCACGCTTAATGCGCCAGAAAGCACAGATGATTCTGGGTTTCTTTTGCACACTTGCGATAACCCATCTTGTTGCAATCCAAAACATTTGTTTGTTGGCACTCATGCCGATAACATGGCTGACAAAGTTGCTAAAGGAAGAAGTCCTGACTTTAGCGGTGATAAAGGTCCAAGGGCAAAATTAAACATGACACAAGCAAGAGAAGCCAGACAATTACGCAAAGATGGAATTCCTACTCGGGAATTAGCCAAGCGTTTTGGCATCAGCTTGCCAAGCATGAAAACCCTGTTGGCCGGCAAATCATATAAGGAAAAATAATGGATTTTGGTTTCGTCGGACCAAGTTACACAGCACAGTCAATCTATGCTGACGCGCAAGAGTGCATCAATTTCTATCCTGAGATTGACCCACTTAAGCAGCCTGGCGACCGTGGCGTGGTGGCTTTGTATCCTACGCCTGGTCTGACTCCAAAAATTGTTTTTCAAAATTCTCAAGAAGTCAGGGGATTACGCACTGTTTCTGGCGGTGGTCAGTTAATTTGCGTTGTTGGGCAATATGTTTATGCTTTGACTTCCACGCTTACTCCTACGTTAGTTGGTCAATTAAACACTACAACTGGACGTGTAGGCATCACTGATAACGGAATTAATGTCTATATTGTGGATGGTACAAATCGTTACACATGGCGCATTTCAAGCCCATCTAGCGCAGTATTTACTGGCTCAATATCAGGCACAACCTTGACTGTCACTGCTGTCACCAACGGCACAATAAGCATAAATCAATCATTGTTTGGCGTTGGGGTAACTGCTGAAACTGTTATTACCGCGTTAGGCACTGGTTCTGGCGGTGTTGGAACTTACACAATAAACAATTCCCAAACTGTTGCCAGTGAAATCATGAATTCAGTTAATGTTGGTGCTGTGGTTACAGGATCAATTACAGGCACAACTTTAACTGTTACCGCAGTGACTTCTGGCACTTTGTATGTTGGTCAAACAATCCAAGGATCAACGGTTACGGCAAATACCATGATTACAGCCCTTGGAACAGGCACAGGCGGCGCTGGAACATATACGGTCAGCACATCACAAACAGTCACATCAAGAACGCTTTACGGGTTGAATTTTGCCTATTTACCAAGCACTGATGGCGCTTTTACAGGCGGCACGACAGTTGACATTGTTGACAATTATTTTGTATACAGCCGCCAAAGTAGCCAGCAATGGGGCGCATCAAACGCGCTTTCACCTATTTCAATAGGAACGTCATTTGGTTCAAAAGATGGTGCGCCTGATAATTTGGTGGCATTGATTGTTGACCACCGTGAGGTTTATTTGTTGGGTGAGAATTCCTCAGAGGTATGGGTTGATGTGGGGGCGGCACAGTTTCCGTTTCAGCGCATACCAGGCACATCCACCCAACACGGCATTGCAGCCACTTTCTCCGTTGCCAGAGTTGGTAATTCATTTGCTTATTTGTCCCAAAATAACCGTGGACAAGGCGAAAT